TCTTTACAGACCTTAATCTTGATGTCGTCTGGAACTTTTTTATAGATTCCACGTACCCTTTTGTCCTTTTTCATAAAATCACCTCAAATATTTTATCAAATAAGTACAAGTTATGGGGTTCACATCAATCGCGACGAGCTCCCTATCAATGAGTTTTTCGGCACTACTATTACCCAAGCTTGAAAAAATGATTATTGCCTTGCGCGATAAATTAATACCTAGTGTAAAGAAAGTTCTGGATTGGTGGAAAAATCTAAGTAGTGGAATCAAGACGACCATTGGCATCTTTGCTGGTCTTTTGGTTGCCTTAGGCCCGGCTTTGTCAATCTTCGCAAAATTGCTACCGATGATTTCATCCATAAAGACGGCATTTACTGCGGTAAGTGGGGCAGTAAAAATAGCTGGATCTGCGATTAAGTTCTCGACCTTAGGTTGGGGTGCGCTCATAGCCATCCTTGCGGTTGTGCTCCTACAAAATGAAAAGTTTCGTGAGTTACTGAAGCGAGTATTTGATATTCTTGGTGGCCTAATCGATAAGGTCATGGATTTTGTGTCCACTTTAGTGCAGGCCTTAATGCCGATCATCGAAGCCCTCATGGGTGTGGTGAATACCTTAATCGATGTCATTGTCTCACTCCTTGATAGTGTACTCGATGTGGTTGTTGATGTACTTGATGTGATCATCGGTTTGATTGAATCACTTATACCGGTCATTACCGAAATTATCAACATGGTCTTGCAGATCCTCATTCCAATTATTGATGTCTTGATGGTGCTTTTAAAGCCAATCGTCCAAATTGTCAAACTATTAATTGACTTAATTATTCAGATTGTCGAAGTCGCGCTCGGGTTAATCAATGCGATTCTTGGTCCGTTCATTAAGATCATTATGGTCGTTGTCGATATTCTGAATGTCGTTATTAAACTAATCGTGACGTTACTCGATATATTGATTGAAATCTTAAATCCAATTTTAGAAATCATCGTCGCTTTACTTAAACCTATTATTGAAATCATCGGTATCGTGGTTGAAGTTATCGGTGTTTTGATGCTTCTCCTTGAACCGTTGTTGAATGTTCTACTAGCGCCGCTAATGACGATGCTAGGCGTCCTTTTTACGATTATCGAAGCCATTTCTCCGATTCTAGTCGTGCTGGCTAGTGTCATCAAAGCGGTGATAATTCCCGTTCTGGAAGTCCTCTTTGCGGTCCTTGCTCCAATCCTTGAAATACTGACATCCATCATTGATGGCATTAAGTGGCTGCTAGAGAAAGCGAGTGGTGTTTTTTCTTGGATCGCCGACCTCTTTACAGGTGGTTCCTTCTCGGATAACAATGCCATAAAGAATAATACAACCACCAACAATAGGGTTGAGAACAGTAGTACGACCAATAACGTGACGATTAACACAAACGGCGATGTTGATATTGATTCGATTAACGCCGCGCTAGGAGGTGCTTACTAATGCGTAAACTCTATTTAGTGAACGAAGTAGGCACCCCCTATTTTTTAGACTATAAAAACAATACGCTCATCGAAACTATCGACGGACTTGGTTATGAATTCGATATAGAATACCAGGATTTTGCCGATAAATTTGTTGAAAACAAGCGGAAACTCCAACAAAGAGTTATCAATGTGACGTTAATCTTCTTAGAAGGTTATGAAGGGTTTACGAAGTGGCGAGAATACGTCACAAAAAGTAAAGAGCTGCGGCTTTTTTATAGCGCAGATGGATTGAAATATTGTTATGTGAATGTCCAATCAACGACAAAAAGTCAACTCGAGGCGTCTGTTATTAGAAGTGCTGTGCGTATTGAATGTCTTTCACTTTGGCTTATTGAAAAATCAAATACGATAAACGTCATCCAATCAGGCGAAGGCAAGACTTATCCTTATCGATTTGCCTATGTCTACTCCATTTCATTTAATGGGATGATCATCGTTAGTAATGAATGCGTCAAAAACGTGCCACTTAAAATTAAAATAACTGGTAATGTCCTAAATCCAAGAGTCATCATTCGGCAAAACGGAGAAGTGGTCAGTGCCCTTAGGTTACTAGTGGATGAAAGAGAAAATCCGATTATTGAAATCTCGTCCGACCCAACCGATCAATATATCAGAAGGACGATTAATGGGCAGGTTACTGACATCTATCAAGACCAGGATTTTTCGTATGACAATTTCCTCTACCTTCCACCAGGGTTAAGCGAGATTTTTTTTGATCCTGGGGTGAGAGAACCGAGTACTTGTGAGGTCACTTATCAGGAAGAGTACATTGCTCATTAGGAGGGTTTATGCAATTAGTTTTTTTAAACGAACAGACGCTAAAGGTGGCAGATTATGCCCAAGCAAATGATGACTTTGAAATCGTCCTTGATGCACTTGTCCCGCAACCATCAACATTTCATATCAATAAGGTGAGTTTGAGCGTGGATCTTGGTGATTATCTAGTCGTGCGAGAGTATGACTATTTCTACATTGGCATTATAACTTCGATCGAGAAAACCGGTGAAGGCGCTATCAAAATTACCACAAAGGACTTTCTTGCGAAATTTGATGTGGAGGTTCCAGTTAGTTCTTATACAGGAAACATTTCACAGTTCACTCTCAATTTGATTAACATGAATTTCAAAACGAGCACAGATACTAAACAGAATTTGTCATATCTACAAACCGAAATAATGATTAATAAAACCGGTTCCCTAAGCTATGAACGAGACAAAAAAGCAAACATTCTAAAACTTGTTGAGGAGTTTTCTAAGACCTATGGCATACGGCTCGCATATGAGTTAATCATCATTAATGGCGTAATCTCGAACATCAAAATAAAGGTAGTAGAAGTAACTAAGGGGCTCGTTATTAGAAGTGATCTTGGCACGATATCAAATCTCATTATTTCGGACACTAATGATAGTGCTTTAAATAAAATTATCTTTTATCCCAAAGCAGATAATGTTCAACGAACGAGTGTCATTTCCTATTACCTTTTGAATGATGGGACCATTAGCACAAATGCAAACTCTCCAAAAAGAATTGATAAAGTAAGCTTCAAATGTGAATTCTATGCGGATAATGATTTTTCATCCTTATTAACAAAAGCTACATCCGCTCTGATTGATTCTTCCTTAGAGCATAGTATTACTTTTGATTTTTCTTTTGTCACAAATAAAATCGAGGTCTTAAATGATCTATCAATCGGCACATATGTGAGTTTTATCACGCCCAATAAAATCTATGAAACGATTGTCACCAAAGTGGTATATAAAGGGACGTTTAGTGAGGCCTCGATCACTCTTGGAGAACAGCGCATTTCGCTCACTGACAAACTTAAATTAATCAATCGAAGGAGGGCATAATAGATGGCCTTAATTAAAATTACATTCGACTCCGCCTCAGTCTCCTCTAAACAAGATGCAGATCTTAATCACTTTATGGCGTCTAGTCTCAATGGCAGGATCTATGGTCTAGGCGGAAATGTGAATGTCACGACGAGTAACAATTATATTATTCTTTCAAGCGGATATGTTCAGGTTTATGGACGGCGTGTATACGTTGAATCAAATACCAAGATTGCAGTCGCCCTTGATGGCACCGCTTATGGTTATGTCTATATTTGTTTTGATCTTGGCAACAATATTGTTTCTTTAGAAAAGAAGGAGACGCCTACTGGATATCCCTCACTCGTTCAAGAAAATCTTCAATTAGGTGGTCTCATATTTGAATTACCAGTCGCTCGATACACTAAGACTGCTTCATCACTTACGCTTGATAACAACTATGATGCACCTAAAATTCAAAGTCCTGATTCACTAGCACAAGCGCGTGATAGTACTCTTAGTTCATCAATCAATAGTCAATACGGCCCTGCTTACCAAGCGACTTACAGTAGCGTAAGTGGACGCTTTTTTACCTACAGTAGTATTCATTCAGGTAATGCAAATAATGGTTTTGGAAACATCTATGTTGCCGGTTGGAATGTCGTGTTTTCAACTGCAGCTGCTACAGGAAGTGGGGCAGTTTATCAATATAAGTTCAACGGATCTTGGTATGACGTTGGAATTCAATTAACCTCATCTGGTCTTATCGTCTCACCTTATTCGGCAGCGCACTTACCAGGAAAATGTCATGTTACCCGATAATTTTTATGGCAAAAAAGTGCTAGCCATCTATCGATGCGGATCCTACATCCATGGCGTACAAGGTGATGAAAGTGACAAAGACTACGTTGTAATCTTAAAAAACTATCGTGATATCAGACTAGACAAAAGAGAAAAGGTAGATTACTTTCTTTTCGGTCTTGAGCCATTTAAACGCGCATTACAGTTTGATAATCGCATTCTAGATTATTACCTAATTTGGATGGACAACACACTCTTGGCCTTGGATAATCTCGAATACATCGATGAAGAGTTTAAAGAGGAATTCTATAGAATCATCCATATTGATTGGCAAAAGTACTTAACTGCTTGGTTAAAGATAAATGTTGATTACTTTTTTGCTTGCTATGAGGCTTTGGTGAATGAAAAATCGCTTTATAACCTTTATCGAATTCGCTCTTTGATTCGACATTATCAAGATACCGGAAGATTTGAATATTACCTTAGCGATGGCGATAGAGAACTCATCATTGACTATAAAAACAAACAGGCAAATTTAGAAAAACACAGAGCCAACTTTAAGGAAATTTTAGATTTCCTAAAAACATTTCTTGAAAAGGAGGGAACAGGCTAATGGACACAATCTCTACTGCACTAGCATTCATTGGTGTTCTTGGAACATTTTCGTCGATCTTTTTCGCAATATTAGCTTTCCGGCGCAACGATCGTGGCGATCAAAAGCAAATCGGCAAAAGCGAAGGCGTATTGATCTCTGATGTCGGATACATCAAATCTTCAATCGATCGAATTGAGAAAACACTCGATAAACTTGAGGAACGATATAGTGATTTAGACGGACGTCTTATTAAGGTTGAATCTGAAACTAACAATCTAGGAACAAAGTTTGATGAGCACATTCGCAATAAACATCTGCATGGAAAAGGAGGATCTTAATCTATGGATGAAATTATTATTAATATTATTTCTGTCGTTGTAACTGCTATGGTTATTCCACTTATTACTTTGCTAGGCACTAAGTTAATTCAGTGGATCGGTACGAAAATTGAAAATGAGAAAGCAGCAAAGATCGTCGCTGAGGCATCGGCCATTGTTCTGAATTCAGTTAAAACCGTATTTCAGACGTATGTCGACTCGCTTAAGAAGAGTGGAGCGTTTAATCAAACAGCACAAGAAGTCGCATTAAACAGGGCAAAGGAAATCGCCTTATCACAGCTTTCGAGCGAAACGATTAAATACATCGAAAAAAATCATGGTGATCTTAGTTCCTGGCTTACTGTTCAAATCGAAGCGACAATTAATACTCTAAAACACATCGCCTAGCTTAATCATCAACCCTAAAGATAAGCGCCTTCATTAATTTGAGGGCGTTTTTTAATTTTTGTGTACAATTTTCATAATTCCTCCCTATTTATATAGTGAGCAGTCATGAACGCTCTCGACCTTTGGCCGATCCATTAGTCTATAAAGGACGTGGTGTGCTTGGTACCTTGGGCACATAAAAAGGAAGCGTACAGTAAGCCACTACTATAAGTTGGTAACCTCCGTGGGTAGTTCTGCGGAGGTTTTTTAATTTTTACTACTCAAAACGCCGCTATTTCTCCTTTTTAAGGTAGGAGGAGTAATCATGACGAATCTAGAAAAAGTACGGCAATTAAAATTACAAGGACTAACCTATCGCGAGATAAGCAATAAAACTGGGCTACCAGTCGGGACGATAAAATCGATTTGGTCACGTTCGAATGAAGTGAATTCTAGCACTTCAACATGCAGGTTTTGTGGCTTTGAAATATCATCTAAAAAAGGGAAGAAAGCTAAGATATTTTGTTCTGATAAATGTCGAATGGCATGGTGGAACTCTCATCGACACTTAGTTAATAGAAAAGCCTTTTTTCGATTCACTTGTAATTGCTGTGGAAAAGAGTTTACAGCGAACAGTTGTAAAGATAGAAAATACTGCTCACAAGCATGTTATTTTGAGGGAAGGTATAACAATGATAAATAAAACTTACTTAGAAAATATCGGTGATTATCAACTAGCGATGGCTACGGCTATGAAACTACATAAACTGAAAATCATAAACGATGCCGATCTCATTTTGATTGAAGGTCAAACCGCTAAAAAATATGGTATTAAAAAACACAGTCTTTATCGCATTTATCTCTTGCTATAAACACTATTACTAGCGAATATGACGATGACAGGAGGGGAACCTTTATGAACGACACTAAAATAAAAATAGTAAGGCATAGAAAAAAACTAGCCAGCAAGAAAAAAGTGGTTGCTTATGCGCGGGTTTCAACGGGAAAAGATGCCATGCTTCATTCGCTTTCCGCACAAGTTAGTTACTATAGCACGCTCATCCAGAATACTCGCGGATGGCTCTATTGTGGCGTATACGTCGACGAAGCCATAACGGGAACTAAAAGTGAACGGCCAAATTTTCAAAAAATGATGGAGGATGCTCGAGCTGGAAAGTTAGATATGATCATCGCGAAGTCAATCTCCCGCTTTGCTCGAAATACAGTCACTTTGCTTGAGACGGTACGTGAACTTAAAGTTCTGAATGTTGATGTGTTTTTTGAAGAGCAAAACATTCATTCAATCAGTGCGGACGGCGAATTGATGATCTCTTTTCTTGCTTCTTATGCTCAAGAAGAATCAAGATCGGCCAGTGAGAATCTAAAATGGAGTATTAGAAACCGGTTCAAAAAAGGGATGGCATGGAACACTCATGTCTATGGTTATCAATTTAGTAATGGCACATTCATAACCATTCCAGCCGAAGCCGAGATTGTGAAGCAGATATTCGCATCTTACCTTGATGGAAAAGGCACACCAGCGATCGCAAAAGATCTGAACAAGCGCTGTATTTTAACAAAGTTAAACAAGCCTTGGCGGCATGGTGCAATTGCAAAGGTGCTGCGTAACTATCTCTACACCGGAAACATGCTACTTCAAACAACATACAAGGACAATTTCATCAATAAACGTAAAGTCGTCAATAACGGCGTTTTACCAAAGTACCATGTCGAAAAATCGCATGAGGCAATTATTGATAGCGACACCTACGATAAAGTTCAACGCTTGATCCTAGAAAAGCAAAACTCACGAAAAGCAAAGGCACAGTCCACTGAGCCAACCATTTATAGGGGGATACTCGAATGCGGAAAGTGCGGAGAAAACTATCGGCGGAGAATTACAAAAGGGAAAGCGTACTGGATATGCTCAACCTACAACTTTTTTGGTAAAGAACACTGTCCATCGAAACAAATACCTGAAGATGTTTTAAACGAAACCGTCTCGCATGTTGTAAGCCTAGAAGAGCTCAATAGAAAAGTCGTCAAGATTATCGTCTCGGATAACCAACAACTGACGATTGAGCTAAAAGAGGAAGATCCTGTAATAGTCACTTGGAAGCACAAAAGCCGCAGTGAATCATGGACAGTAGCAATGAAAGAAAAAGCACGCCAAAATGCGATGAAAGGAAAACTATGAAGAAAATAACAGTCATTCCACAAACGATTAATCCATTAACGCTTAACCCTTTTAATGAAGTGAGCAAGCGTAGGGTTGCAGCCTATGCCCGCGTTTCAACTGAAAGTGATGAACAAATGACTTCCTATGAAGCCCAAATCGATTACTACTCGAACTTCATCAAAGCGAATCCGGAATGGGAATTTGTCAAGGTGTATAGTGACGAAGGCATATCGGCAACAAACACTAAAAACCGCGAAGGGTTCAAACAAATGATCCAAGATGCTATCAATGGCAAAATTGATCTCATTATTACGAAATCGATTAGTCGGTTTGCTCGAAATACAGTCGATACCTTAGTGGCGATTAGAAAACTTAAAGAAAAGCGCGTTGAATGCTTTTTTGAAAAAGAGAATATTTATACATTTGATAGCAAAGGCGAGTTGTTAATTACAATAATGTCTTCAATTGCTCAGGAGGAATCAAGGTCCTTATCACAAAACGTCACTTGGGGTATTCGCAAAGCTTTTTCTGACGGCAAGGTCCGAATCGCCTATAAAAATTTTTTAGGTTATCGAAGGGGAACAGACGGTCGTCCAGAGGTTATTCCCGAGGAGGCAGAAGCCATCAGAAAAATCTACCGGATGTTCCTTAATGGTTACTCGACTAACGAAATCGTGTATGCGCTAGAAGAAGATAACATCGACTCCCCGAGTGGAAGCAAAACATGGCGAATTCAAACGGTGCAGAGCATATTAAGAAATGAAAAGTATAAAGGTGACGCTTTACTTCAAAAGACTTTCACGGTCGATTATTTGGAAAAGAGAACGAAAGTCAATGAAGGCGAAGTTCCTCAGTATTATGTAGAAAATTCACACGAAGCTATCATCGAACCGGAAGAATGGGAAATGGTCCAAGAGGAGATCAAAAGAAGGGCCAAACTAGGCAAGCAATTTCGTGGATCAAACGTTTTTGCGGGCCGGCTCGTTTGCGCGGACTGCGGGGCGTTTTACGGGCCGAAAGTTTGGCATTCCACCGACAAGTACCGCAGTGAAGTATGGCAATGTAATAAGCGTTTTGAAAACCGTAAGCTAGCCGTTAAATGTGATACACCCTATCTAGTTGAGGACCACATTAAGAAATCTTTTATTAAAGCATTTAACTTGCTTAGTAAAGACAAAAAGAAAGTGATCAACCACTGTAAAGAGTTTATTGATATCCTTGATAACACTGAGGAACTTAATCGGCTTATTGACGCTCAGAACACCGAAGTCGAAGTACTCGCAACCATGGCCAAAGTACTCGTCGAAGAGAATGCCACAACGGCCATCGACCAAGCTGATTATCGAAATCGCTATGAAGTACTCGAAAAAAGATATCAAGCTGAGCAGGCAAAACTTGATGGTCTTCTTTCAGAAAGAAATCGAAAAGTGGCCCAGAAGTCAGCGATTGAAGTATTCATCAAAAACTATACAAAATTACCTGAATTGATGACGGAGTGGTCCGACCAAGTCTGGATGACTATGATTGATAAGGTGTTGGTATATGGTAATGGAAAGATGAAATTCCTATTTAAAAGCGGTTCAACTGTGTCAGTTTAGTTAAAATTATATCGATTATTTATTCTTTTTCTGTAGAAATCATAAATTATCGCATTGTTTATGTATATTTACATGGTAAAATTGGTTTATCAAATACACGAACAAGGATTTTTTATGAAAAAAAACATTGCGCTTTACCTAAAACAGTTTAGGATCAAGTCTCTTTCTTTTTTTGCGCCAGTTGTTTTGGCTTTTTTAATTGGTCTAACAAGCTGTGGAAGCAATCCTTCTTTAACAAATGTAACTCCTGTTTACCAAGGCATGACGATTGAACGACCTCAAGCCACTCAAAACCTACGGCTTGAAGCTAATAGCGACTCGGGCGAGGAACCAGGAAGTGGGGAAGACGTCAAAATTGATGATGAAGATATCGATGAAGACGAGATTGATGTTGATATTGAAGATATCATCGAAATTGATGTTGAAACAACTGAAACAGTTGAATATTTTGTCGTCAAAAATGAGACATTCCGCATCGCTTTAAATATTTACAATCCTTCGCAGTTTGAAATCTTGTCTTTCACGATTAACGGTTATAAATACGCTAATAACATGTTTGCCCCTGGATCGAACTTAACGAAAGTCCTTGTGGAAGTAACCGCTAGTGATGAAAGTGGCATCTTCGACTATACTGTTGATGCAATCAAGTATGTGGATGGTACGGATATTAAAGACGTTCGCATGGAAGGTGAAAAGACCATCAAGACCGCGATTCGATATGACGAGGAACCAACGATTCAAGTCATTAATCAGTCTGTTGGTACCAAGTCACTAAATTTGAATCTTTTTGCTAGTGATCCAAATGGTTTAATTGGTGAAAACCTTTTTAAATTCTATTTATCAAATGGAATCGATATTATTTACGAGAAGGACTTAGTTAAAGGTGATAACCAAGTTGAACTAAATAATTTACTAGTAAACAAAGCATATCAATACGCCGTTAAGGCCGTTTATGACGTCTACGATGGCAAAGGGCTTGTTGAGAAAACATTAATTAAAGAAGAATTTTCAACCCTTAAAGGTCTATTAATTCGAAACGTCGAAGTCGGACAAGAAGATGTCAGTTTCGATTTCAATAAAGTAGAAGATAGTGCAACCATTAATAGCATTTCCCTTCATGAAGTCACAGAAGGTTATCCTCAAGTGGCTTCAACTGATGTAGATAACCTTTTCTTTAGCGAATTACTAAGCAACCATGATTACTATTTGGCAGTTAAGTATTCATATACTACTGGTGATAAAACCGAAATCGAGATAGAAGTAGTTAGAGTCAAAACGTTGACTAAGGCAACGCCAACCATCGATTTTTCGAGTATTACGAGTGAACATGAAGCGATTAATTTTGCTCTAGCCATTAGTGACCTCGATAGTGTCGGCAACGTTACCTCGGTCAAGCTCTTAAAAGAAGGCGTGAAAGTCGGAGAACTTACTTATGGAGAAGGAACAAACACCTTCAGCGGACTCCTCTCGAATAATCTCTACACGATTGAAGTGAAATACACCTATAACCTAAATGATGGTGTGGGCAATCAAGTCATTACAATTACACGCGAGGTCAGGACCTTAACGAAATCAACGCCAGAAGTAGCCATCTTTGATGTGAGTTCAACACAAACATCGATTAGTTTCAATCTTGATGTGGTTGATGGTCATAATGTTGGAAATGTTTCCAAAATTGAACTATATAAAGGGACAAACCTCATCGACACCTATGACTTCATTGAAGCCGAATGGCCCGATATGTTTGTCTTTGAAAACCTCTTATCGAATAATCTCTATACGATTAAAGTGACGTATACCTATGACCTCAATGATGGGACCGGTGCGAAGACGTTAGTGACGACTGAAAACGTTACTACAGTTAGTAAAGCAAAGCCGGAAGTTGTCTTTTCATCAAGCTCAACGACAACGGGATCTGCATCATTTGCCTTAAGTGTTGAGGACCTCGATAGTGTCGGCAACGTTACCTCGGTCAAGCTCTTAAAAGAAGGCGTGAAAGTCGGAGAACTTACTTATGGAGAAGGAACAAACACCTTCAGCGG